AGCCAGCCAGTGACCCCTGACCCCACGGGTAACTGAACAGGACATGGCCTAACGGATCAGCATAATACTGGCTTATGTCCGTAGCGAGCTGGTCATCAAGGTGGAGGGCGTTAGACGATTGGCTCATAACTATGATGCGTATTGTGTGCCGTTGGATGAAGACCGTCGCAGGCAGACGCCGGGTGGTGAGGGTCAACGCTGTTCACAGTCTCCTTAGCACCGCACCGCTTACAGATTTGCATAGACCCGGACCCCGGAGCAGGCGGCCCCCACTCGTGAGCTGTCGGTGTCTGACTAGACGGATGCCCTGCCGCTGCGTACAGATCGCGTTGCGACATGCCGCTAGTACCCACCACGCCGCTTAGACGACGCTGCCTTAGCACCTGCCTTCTTCGGCGCTGGTTTCTTTTTAACACTGGTCATCTTCTTAGGCTTCTTCATTTCACACTCCCATCTGCCTCTTCCAAAGCAAGCAACGTCTCGCGCAAGTCGGCAGGATCACGACAGGTTCTCAGTCTCACAACATTGTCGCGCCCTTCTTTCAAGCGCTCCTCCAGTTGCGTTACGTTGACGTTCAGGTTCTCCGACTTGGACGCTGGTATCAGATCCCCTAGTTTCGCTTTCGCCATAATCGCGTTTGTCATAGCGTTGGGTTGGTCAGTCTCTTTCGCCAGAGCCTGAGCTTCTTCCAGCTCATGTATCAGCTTCTCCACTGTCAATCCTATCTGCTCAACTGCAGGCTTCCTTAACTCTGCAATCCTTAGTGCGATCTTAGTATCCGCCACGAGTTTGGCACTGTTCACATGGATGCTGTTCGCCTGCATCTTGGATGCGTCATATGCCTCGCGATAAGCATCACTCTGATTAACGCCACTCGCCACGAGCTGAGCAAACTTCTCCTGCTTCGGTGTCAGTGCCTTTGTCTTTACCTCTTCATCATCCAAGCGTTTCGTCCCCGGTTTCAATCCGCCTGCGCCTCCGACATTCTGGTTTGTTAAATTCTCAAGACCAAACTTTTCAATGGTCACCTTCTCCTCGGCGTAGGCTTCCTTCTGTGTCTCGTGCCAAGACAGGACGACAGCCTGTGGTTTAAAACCAGCAGCCTCTATCTCTTCAAACCTCTTAACCTTAGCAGGGTTCTTCCGAGCATCAATCGGCGCTCTCTTGAAATGCTGGAAGCGACGTGCAGATGATCCCTTACCAATATAAAAGGGACCGAAGGTGTCTGGCCTTGGGTCTAGGATCGCATACACATAATGTTTTTTGTCACTCATTTTTTGACAATAGCCCAGCTTTACCAAAAAGGTCAACTAAGGTCTCCTCCTCCAGCACATAGATACGTCGATGCCGATCCTGTTTCAGAACAAGCATGTCGTTCACGTCATCCTGATCCAATGCGTCGTATAAAAATTTGAACCCGCTCTTCTTTCGCTTGGCCTCCACCACATAAGGGCCGAGCTTGATGTCCCCCGCAAGATCGTCAGAGTAATGCTTATAAGCTCCGCTGGATAACACCCGTTGAACTTCGGCCCCTTGCTCTTTCCAAAACTGGGTGCAAGACCTCTCCAGTTCGTATCCCCGCTTTCGATTTCTGTTCGTCAATTGTCGTCTCCTTTCTAACGCCCCTTGGGGCTGGTAGCCCCAAGCGTTCCAGCCCCCTTTAGGGGGAGCAGATCAAGCAGATAGATAACCCATTGAAATCATTATGCAAATCCTACCTTCTGCCTATCTGCTGCTCTATCTGCCTAAGCAGATTGTAACCCATTGATATACATACATAATATGCCAAGCAGATCAATGATCTGCCCATCATCTGCTGACCTGAAATACCCATCTGCCTTTGCTCTTTTTTCTCTCGTTCAGGACAAGGCGAACCTGCCCATCCTCGGTGTCTATCGTCTCGCCAAACATACCAAGCAACTCCTGCTTGTGGCTCTCCTGCAGCTTGGACGCATCGGTCAACCATAAGGGGCTGCCCTTAAGCACCCTATGCACCTCAGCCACCTCGAAGCTACCCTCGCCCAAGCATCCGATAATCTGCAACGCCAGCTCTACCGCTCGCTCAATGTCAGCGTTCTCATAGAGCAGAGAGTTTCCAGCTTCATGCTCTGTCGATAACCTAGACACACCAATCTCATATCCCTCTGGCAATTCCTCTCCAACCAGCTCATAAACAATAGGCTCAGTCGGTTTGCCCTCACGAATTTTCCCCGTGTCCAGCACCACCCAGCGCGACAGCTCACTGCTCAGATACTTCTCCTTCCACTCCTTCCTGCGCTGCCTCTCCCTCGGCATCCAGTTCGCGAGCGTGAAGCCACAGTCCAGCGCCGAATAGATCGCACCACTGCCACGCCATGCGGAAGCGTCACCGCGATACCAGTCATTGTCCTTTGTTCGATCCTTCGGCGTGTGGTGAGCGTGCAGCACCGCCGACCCCGTCAGCGAAGTGATATGCAGAAACGCCTTCGTCAGCATGGCTGCAGACGTCGCACTGTTCTCGTCCATCGCATCCGATAGCGTGACGTAGGGATCGAAGATGATAAGCTGCGCTTCGATGCGCTTGGCCTGAGCGACGATACGGGCAATGTTCTCCGCATCCAATTCAGGATTGGAAATCTCGTTCAATGCCACCAGCCTGAACGTCCCCTCCGTCTTCGGCCTGACCGAGATCACTTCTCCGTCTTTAACTCCGTAGTGCTGCGCTGCCGCCTTGATCCTGCGCTGGATGTCTTGGCAGTGTTCCTCGTTCGCGACCCAAAGTACGCTGGTACGTTTGCATGGCGGCAAGCCAAGTGGCTCAGTATCTCCAGAACTAATCGCCGCACAGAGTGCCGCCAACCATCTTGTCTTTCCGACATTCGATGTCCCTCCTAAACTGGAGATGCCGCCCTGTGGCAGCATCCCTTCAATCAACCATTCAATATCAGGCAGTCGCTTCTCTCGCAGCTCACCTACTGTAAAAGTTTCAAACTCTTCTTGCGGGTCACTCTCTTCTATCGCCTCAGCAAGCGCCCGAATTCTTTCGGGACGTGTCTCCTGCTGAGGCCCAATGGGGCGGCGGAGTAATGCCTCCTCATTGACGAAGCTCTCTCCGTCGCCGAGGATCAGCTCCTGCTCGTGATCCGTCAGCCAATTCTCTGGCGAATGTTTTTCTACCGCACTCTCGACTAAGTCAGGTATCTTTGAGTTGCGATCCAGCCAATCGTGATGCCTCTTATGAGAAGGGTCTGACGCCACGCTCTCCTGCATGATAGCCTGCAGTACCTCCATCTGTTGCTGCTTGTCCAGATACACTCCGTCCTCGTCGCGTCTAGTCGGAAGCCTGTAACTGAGGCTACGCAGCGCTGGGTATAAGTCACTGGCATCTAGTATCGATTGAATGAGTTCCTCGTCAGTGGCCTGATTCCAGCTCGACAGCGTCACCGTCCTCCCGTCGCGCTCTATCGAGTTGAGCAGCTCGACAGGAAACTCCTTGATCGAAGCCGTACTTTCCTCGACGTAGTTTCCAGTAGGGGGCCAGCAAACATATCCGCCCTGCCCTTTTATATCGACGCCGTTCCTGAGCTGAGCAGGCAACCTACGCAGCGGGTTGTACTTGTACAAAAAATGTAACCCGCCTGAGCGGGTTCGATGGATGCGGGTCTCGCCTAAAGTTTTTCTGTTGGCCTCAAGCCACGCCTCCACTTCCTCGCCCTTATAAAGATCAGCGTCCACGCAGACCAAGCCGCTCGGCTCGCCCATCGGCACGGCAATCTCCCGCGCTCTCGGATGGCTGAACAACTTTTTAATTTGCTTGGGATCGCGTGTCGCGATCTTGTATCCGCCCTCGCCCTTGCCTACGCCTAACTCTGCGTTAGACCAGACGGGGAGTTTATCGGCTGTCGGAAAAACTGGATAGTGCTTGGCTACCTTCAACGCAGCCTTGATAAGCAAAGCGTTTTTTGGTATCTCTTCTTTTGTCGATGGCATTACTTTCTCCATTCCTGATGTTATCGATAGTCGGGGCAGCACACCCCGCGACCTTGAAAAACTAGAGGCCGAATTGAGGACATTACTCTTCGGCCTCTAATTTTGTCAAGATTACCCCTAAAAAATAATTTCGATGTAAGTCACTTTTTGTTTGTTGTCAGTGCCTGATTAGTGTATAAAATTAGATATCAACAAATGGAGGTCACTATGAAAAAATTCACAGACGATGACAGAACTAATACCCGTGGGATGAAAGTGCGGATGCTGGATATGGCTGCGTCTTGGCGTCGGATGGCAGTTTTCGCCGTGATTGACGGGAACGAGCGCAATTTCAAGCGTTGTATTGGTCGCGCCCGTCAATATGTCGCTAGCGCGAAATACCACAATCAGCCCTTGCCATAAAGAAGAGAGCTTAACGCTCCCGTTGCCCCGGTCCGAAAGGATGGCGGGGCTTTCGGGGTAGGAAAAACAAATGGAGGTCACTATGAAAAGTTCTTGGATAGAATTTAAGTACACCGAAGATCGCAAGCACGTCGATCTGGTCAACCCAAACATTGCTGCTCGCTGGGAAGTTCAACCAAGCGGCCTGACGCTGGTAGAATACTCGGACGAATTTTCATCAGCTTTCGATGTCGTCCGGGCATCCGCCAAAATTAGCTTGGAGGCCGCTCGCTGGCATCGCAGCCAGCAGCGTCGTCAGCAGCAGCTCCGCGAATTGGCGGACGAGCTGCAGGCCGAGCGCGAAGAGGAAGAGGCAATCGAAGACGAGCGCCGTCACAACGCCAGCGTAAGCTGGCCTAGCTAAGGAGGTCAACATGGCTAAACTTAAACTGCGTGCCGTCGATCACGGCAAGGACAAGAACCGCTACTGTGGTCCGTCCGTAATCTCGGCGGTCACCAAGCTGACAAGCGGAGAGGCTGCTCGCCTCATCCGCAAGCAGAGCGGCAAGCGTTCCGTCAAAGGGACAAGCACTTCCAATATTCGCCGCGCACTCGAAGCGTGCAACATTCATATGAACTTTGTTCGCTCGCCTGAAGGTACACGCTACGGCAGAAGCGACGGCATTACCTTGGCCCGTTGGCTGAAGCTGACCACCCGTAGCAGAGGCAGCAAAATTTTCTTGATCGTTGCCGGGCATCACTGGCAGCTCGTCAGCGGACGACGCTACGTTTGCGGATTGACTGAAGACATTGTTTCGATCCGCGACAAGAAAGTTAAGCGGAGAGCGAGAGTGGCTGAAGTCTATGAGCTGACGTCGGACAACGTCACGCTTCCATCCCTCGACGTGTCGAAGCCGAAGCCCAAGGCAAGCTCCACTCGCTACCAGTGCAAGAAGATCGTCAAACAGTACCCGCAATTCGATTTCAGGATTGAGGCTGAGAACTACAGCGGCGAGCCTGATGGTTGGTCTTGGTGGGTGCAGATGAGTGACGAGCTTGAAGACAAAGCAGTGGCGCTGGAGCATGAGTTACACGATTGTCATAGTTGTTACTGCTGGGATGAAGTATTAGACAGGCTCCAAAGAATGGTAGAGTTTGGTAAACAGTACAAAAGGAATGACCACCCGGAATGAGCCGGGTGGCATGGGCGGGGGGTTTTCATCTGATTGGTCTTGGGTTGGCCCCCCGCTCCTCCCAAAATTTATAATTGACAATAAGTGCCTGACGGGTGTAAAACATAAGTTCTTAAACGACGCAACAAATGGAGGTCACAATGCGTATCAAAAATAAAGTCGATCAGTTTCTCAACGTCTCAGCCGAGATCAAGCAGCTCCAGAAAAAGCAGAAGGAGCTTCGCGAGTTTCTCCTTGAAGCAATGGACGATCACGACGTGACGTTCCTCGCAGGCAAAAATGGCGAGGGTGTCGTCAAGGCAGAGAGCATTCGCTGGACGCTCGACACCAAGGCCGTCCGCGAAGAGATGGGCGACGTCTGGGCAGACCAGCGTTCCAACATGACGCCAGTCGTTTCCCTTCGGGTTTCGACGGGCATCAAGCAGGCAGCCTAAAGACTACTGATGAGGCGGGGTGGTGTCCCGCCGAAACCCCTCCGGGGGTCTAGTCAACCAAACAATGGAGGTCACAATGGCTAAAGAAAAATTCGACGCATATCAGGTAGTAACCGATCAGATCGTAAAGGCTCTGGAAGCAGGAACCCGCCCTTGGACGAAAAGCTGGGCAGGCGGGTCAGGCGGCCTGCCCCTACGCCACAACGGCAAGCCTTATTCGGGCGTCAACATCTTGATCCTCGGCCTGTCAGGTTTCACCAACCCTTACTGGATGACGTTTAAGCAGGCGCAGGAGTATGGCGGCAAAGTCCGCAAGGGTTCGACGGCAACGAAGATCGTCTTCTTCAAGCCCCTCAAGATTGAGGACAAGGTAACCAACGAAGAGAAGAGCATCCCCCTACTCCGCACTTACAACGTCTTCAATGCCGAGCAGATCGAAGGGTTGCCTGAGCGGTTCTATCCCGGCGAAGAAGTTCGTAACCAAGGCGAGCGCATCGAAGCTGCCGAGGCTTTCTTTGCTGGCAGGACGAACCTTGTTCACGAGGGTGGGCAAGCGTACTACCGTCCGTCGCTCGACCAGATCGTCATGCCTGCGTTCGAGAAGTTCGATGACCCCGAGGCGTATTACAGCACGCTCTCTCACGAGTTCATCCATTGGACGGGTCACAAGTCCAGACTGGACCGTGACCTGAAGACGAGCTACGGCACAAAAGACTATGCTCGCGAGGAGTTGGTTGCCGAGCTGGGGTCAGCCTTCGTCATGCACACCCTCGGCCTAAGCGCCGAGCCACGAGAAGACCACGCCGAGTACCTAGCCGAATGGCTGAAGGTATTGAAGGAAGACAAACGGGCGATCTTCCGCGCTTCGGCAGCAGCCCAGAAGGCGGCAGATTTTCTGTCCGCCAACGCAAACCCTGAAACTGAAACCAAGAAGGAGGCAGCCTAATGGCAAAATTTATAGTCAACATGGAACACGAGGAGGTCAAGAAAGTGACCTCCTCTATCAAGGTCAGCGTCACCCGCGACGAAGTTGTCGAGGAGCTTCAGCTTGAAGGAGAAGAGCGACAAGATTGGCGGGAGCGCATCGAAGAGTATATTGACGCTGTCGGAATTGAATGGGTCCATGACGAGGGTGAAGTCCTCTCAACAGAAGACGAGTGGAATGATGAAAGGTTAAATGAAATCATCCACGATGTTGGAGAGGCATGATGTTAAAAGACGACATCATGGCGGCGGAAGAATTGAAAGGCGGCCCCGTCGCAGCCGCAGTCCGCTTAAATATAATCCAGCACAAAATCAGTCTGGAGGACGGGTTTAATTTTCTGAGGTCGCACGGTTGCCATCCTCGGATTGCATGTCAGCTCCTTAAAGGGGCAGTAGAAAAAATTGGATACGAGGTGGGGGGTTGACCCCCACCAATTTTTAATTTAGAAGGCACTTACATTTTGGAGGTCACTATGAATAAAGAACTGCTCCCGCATCAGATCGAAGACGCCAAGTTCCTTGCGAGCAAATCCTTTGCTGGAAATTTTTCTGGCATGGGCAGCGGCAAGACACTCACCGCCCTGAAGGCTTGCGACTTGGTTAAGTCATGGCGCAAGTACAACAACGTCATTATCATCGGCCCCCCGATCAGCTTGCCCATGTGGAAGGCGGAGGCTGAGGCCAATCTCCCCGGAGAGGAAGGAAGCTACTGGCCTACTCAAGCACAGATTTTAAAAACGGGGACGACCAAGATCGACAAAAACGCAGACGTCCTCATCATGTCTTACGAGATCGCAACCAAGAGGGTTGCTGAGCTGAAAGCATTGAAGGCTTGCGTTTTAATCTGCGACGAGAGCCACGCCTTGAAAAGCATCAAGGCCAAGCGGACCAAAGCCATCTTGGGAAGAGACGGACTGGCGTCCTACGTCAAGCACGCTTGGATGTTGAGTGGTACACCGATTACCCGCTGGAACGACGACCTTTACAGTTTTCTCAGCCGCGCTGACCTCCGGGGCATGAGAGAACGCTTGGGTGGCGACAGTATGGAGAGGTTTCGTCTCCAATACTGCGTCACCCAACGCAAGCACTGGCCGGGGGCTAGTTTCCCGACAATAGTCACTGTTGGCAGCCGCAACACCGACAAGCTGAACGAATGGGTTTTCGATGGCGGCCTAGCTGTTCGCCGTGATCTGGCTGACGTTTGGAAAGCCATGCCGCCATTCACGTCTAACCGTCTGCCCGTTAGCCAAACCCGTGACCCTGAGCTGGCTGCCATGATGAAGATGCTGGACAGGCGGACCCTCAAACAGATTGAGGAGGCGTTGGGCAGTAACGACGAACATATCGCGACAATGCGTCGTTGGCTTGGCCTATCCAAGGTAGCCGCCGCCGCTGATCTTATTGCTGACAGAATAGAGAGCGGGAGCGGCCCACTGCTTGTTGGAGTTTGGCATCGTGACGTGATTGATAAACTCGTCACTGAGCTTCAGAAGCGCGACATCAGCCAGCGGGTTATTGACGGACGCACGTCCGCCGCGCAGAAGCAGTCAGCGCAGGAGCTGTTCAACGCCAAACAGATCGACGTGCTTGTTGGGCAGATTGCTTCTATGGGCGTTAGCCTGAACCTCCAGCATGGCGGTAACCGCATAGTGGTAGTGGAGGAAGATTTTTCGCCAGCCGTCATGGATCAGTTCTATGCTCGCCTTCTTCGCATGGGGCAGGAGAAGCACGTCCATGCAGACATCCTCGTCACCGACACTAAGCTCGACAAAGCCATTGCACAAATTAGCAGCCGCAAGCGAAGCGAACATGGTATCCTTCTGAAACAGGAGGAGGCAGCGTGATGTTAAATTTTCAAAACGTCCTTGCGGTAGTGTTTATAATTGCCGTCGTATTTTTTCTTGTGTGGCAGTCGATGCTATCCATTGACGAGCTGATGGCATTGAGGGGGTTCTAACATGGATTTGAAGGAAGCAGTTGTTGGAGGTCAGAGAATACTCGACAGCCAGAAGGAATGGGGTTTCGATAGAAGCCAGTACCTCAACGCTAGTGAGGCGGAGGATTGCATCCGCCGCATCTGGTATTCCAAGCACCAACCTGAGCTGGCGGAGGAACAGGAGTGGGGCTTCGCTTGGCGAGGCCATCTTACCGAGGAATACGTCGTCCGCTGCCTGCAGGCGAGAAACGACGTTACCCTCGCCCTTGCCGGGGAGGAGCAGGAGAGCATCCAAAACGAGAAGCTCCGACTATCGGCTACGCCTGACGGGGTTATATCTTTTGAAGGCGGACCCTTTGAGGGCTTGGAGGTCAAGAGTATTGATCCCCGGACTAACAGGAACAACCTTCCCCGTGTGGGCCACGTCGTCCAGCTTAAACTAGGCATGGCCCTGTTCAACATGAAGTGGGGAGGCGTTGCGCCCTACACCACACTGGAGAAGGGGCGCATCCTCTACATCGACGCGAGCAACTACAACGACATCATTGAATTTGAGGTGCAGGCGGACGACACCATACTGGATCGCTACGCCAAGAAGGCTGCCAAAGTTTTCCGCACCCAGTCTGTAGACGGCCTAGATCGCGAGGGAAAGCGGCTAGGTACATGCAACTACTGCAGTTTCAAATCTGCGTGTGGAGTAGACGTAGCGCAACCGTCTAGTCGGAAAGCACCTTCCAGCGTCTCCAAGGCCGCCAAAAGATATATGGAGGTCAGGGACAGCGAAGAGGCGATCAAGCTGGAGAAGGCTGCTTTGAGCGAGGAGCTGAAGGCTTTGCTTGGCAGCATGAACATGAACAACGCTGTAGTCGATGGCGTCGAAGTCAAGATGACTACAGTCAAGGGACGTGAGAGCTTAGATAAGAAGGCTGTCGCGAAGGCGGGGATAGACTTGTCCCCATTTACTACGGTGGGCGCACCGAGCGTGCGCCTGAACGTGAAACGTGCGAATTGAAAAGGAGCTATTTAACATGGCAAACGCACTATCTACTTTTATCAAGGGGGCAGGCGAAAGTCTTCCCGCAATGACGGACGACCAGTTAGCGGATGCGCTGGATCGTGCAAACGAAGCCTATGGAGTATCCGACACGTCGGGTATTCAGTATGTAACCTTCTCTGGAAAAAACGGAGAGTACACCATAGGTAAATCGAGTGAACGTGACGAGGACGCCCTCTACCTGATCGAACCAAAATCCTTCATAGCTGGATTTAAATGCTGGAAGGGGGGTAAACCCGTAGGCGTAGTAGAGTGGTCATACTTTACTCCAGAGCGTGCCGTTGCAGTGGCTGATCTGGAAGACCACGGTCCTTACGACGAGCGTCGGGGTGAGGGCTGGAAGCCGTTGCTCGGTTTCGGCCTTGTATCGACGGACGGAAATAACACCGCCCTGAAATATACGACGACGACAATCTCTGCGTGCAACGCCGTGAAAGACCTCATCTTGGAAGTGGGCAGCCGTGCGCGGAATAAAGAGCCGTCCCTTCCGCTGGTCTACCTCGGGGCTGAGCAGTTTACGTCACGCGACGGTGACACCAACTGGAAGCCTACCTTCCACGCTGAGACGTGGGTGACCCGCCCAGCCTTCGCAGCCTTCTTTGAAGGCGAGATGGACTTGGACGCACTTGTCGAAGGCGAGCAGCCGAAGAAGAAGCGAGGACGCAAGTAGCCACAAAGAATTACCCCCCAGTTTTTGGCTGGGGGGTAGTTCTTCAAGGAGTTCAATGAAAAACAGAAAAGTTGTTAGAAGCATTGGAGGTCACCAACACTATGCCTTTAAATACCCCCAGATATAAGAAGGTGTCAACCCTTGAGGGTCTAGTAAAGATACTGGACACCGTAGGCGATACCGACTGCGCCCTTGATTTTGAGACGACGTCTCTCCGTCCACAGGACGGCAGGGTCCGCCTTGTTTCACTGTGTAACAAGAAAGTGAAAGCCGTCGTAGACTTCGATCAGATCAAGGGCGGCTTCAAAGCCGTAGCCAAGTTATTCGATAGAGGGCAATGGGTTGTCTTCAATGCCGGGTTCGAGCTTCGCTGGTTTATTGACGCTGGCTGTCCGAATACGGCGTGCCTCGACGTTGGCTACTTACGACGGGCCATCCTTGGCGGAGGAACCTTCAGGCTGTTGGACATAGTCGCTTGGGACTTGAATGAGACGATGTCGAAGGAACAGCAGCTTAGTAACTGGTCCGCCAAGCTACTGTCAAGAGAGCAGCTCGACTACGCCTTCCTCGACGCCTACAAAACTTTTCAGCTCTGGCAGCACTGGCATAGCCGAGCGGCCTCCCATCACTGGGGTGGATTTTATATGCTGAACGAGATGGTCCCGGCAGTCATAGAGATGGAAGACAGCGGCATGAAGCTGGACGTCAAGCGCCATCGTGAGCTTTGCCTGCGCTGGGAAAAGGTGCAGAGGCAGAAGTACAAAGAGATCAGAGACATCGTCAGCGCTTCGGATGTCGCTAACATTCAGAGCGATAGCCAGTGGTCAGATTTTCTGGGCAGCTTCCTCCCTGACGCTTTGTTATTGAATTGGCCTCGAACCGAAAAGACGGGCCAGCTCAAAATGTCAACGGACGTCCTCCGTCAGGTGGCGGCCCACGTCGAAGCATCGACGGGGGATAACCCGCTCAGCAATCTGCTCGACGCCTTGGCGGATTACAAGAAGATCACCAAGTACCTCAGCTCGTTTGGCGAGACGCTTATCACCAAGGCGGAGCTGTCCAAGGACAAGAGGGTTCGCGCACGCTTTAACATTGGTGCGGCGAAGACGTGCCGCTTCAGCTCCAGCAATCCCAACCTGCAGCAGATACCCCGAGACAATGAATTGATGGGGGAAGTAACCAGTGTCCGAAAATCTTTTACTGCTGATCTTGGACGCAAGCTGGTCAGCCTCGACTACAGCGGAATTGAGTTGAGGGTGCTGGCGCTGCTGGCAGAGGATGACCAGCTCTTGGAGGACGTCGTCTTCGGAGATGTCCATGCCGAGGTTGCGTCAGTGGTTGCAGGAAAAAAGATTAATCCTAAAAGCAAGGAGGGCAAGACCGCCCGATCTAAAGCCAAGGGCGTGTCCTTCGGAATTATCTACGGAAGCGGTGCGGGTGGATTATCGACAACAATGCGGACGACAGTAGAAAACGCCCAGCGCTATATCGACTTCTGGGCGGATCGTTACAAGAACGCTTTTAATTACCGCCACGAGATTATGACGGAGGCTACCCGCACCAAGTACATTAAAGTCATTGACGGCGGGACGATTTATATGGGCAAGAAACCTGAGCTGCCCCGCTGCGCCAACTACCCTGTTCAGAGAGCAGCCCTCGCAGTGATGGCAAGGGCCATCGTCCGCCATAAGGTCACGCTGGATAAGGAAAGAGCTGCAGGCAGGCATCGTATGACCCGTATGCTTAGCACCATCCATGACGCCCTTATAGACGAAGCGTCTAGTCGCAATGCTGCTGATTGCCTCCGTCTTATGGAGAAAGACATGGTTGCAGCGTACCTAGACTATTTTCCCAACGCCCCAACAGAGAACCTTGTCGAAGGAGGTATTGGCAAGGATTGGGGAACCTTGGAATAAGTGTTGACGTAAGTGACTTATTCCTGTATTTATTGGGGATCATCAGAACTAACGGAGGTCACAATGTTTACTCAAGCTCAAGACGCAAAGCGCTTTATCTTCGCAGGCAACGCTCGGTTCACGCTTACCAGCACCAAGACCGATACGTCTTTCACCTTCAAGATGAACGCCCCCAAGGACGATGACAGCATCCGATTTGTCAAAGTCCTGAACGGCCCTGACAATTCTTGGGATGGCGATTGGATGTTCCTTGGCTTCGTTAAGATGCAGGATGGTCAGCCTACCACCGACTTGATTGCAGGCCGCAAGGGACGCCCAGACGCACCGAGCTTCAAAGCTCTGTCTTGGACGTTGGCGCAAATCAATCGGGACAATATCCCCGAGGCTTTAGAGATCAGGCACGAGGGCAAGTGCTGCAAGTGTGGTCGCGCCCTGACCGTGCCTGAGAGTATCGACACCGGGATTGGCCCGGAGTGCAGAAAGAGGATGGGGCTTTAAGCCCCATCTTCCATTTTAGGAAGGAGTGAAACAATGAAGTGTGTATTATGTAAGGAACAGATCGACGCACAACGCACCCCGTTTGGGGAGGTTGTGTGGGAGGGAGGCCACAACGCCGAGCCTGTTAAGAGAGGACGGTGCTGCTCGGTTTGTAATGAGACACGGGTAATCCCCGCGAGGCTGGAGCAACTCCTGCCCGTAAGCGTAACGGCTTAGGAGGGGGCTATGTCAGCACGCATCCATAGCCGTGAAGATTTGCAGTATACCATTAAAGAGCTAATAGCGGATATTGACAGATCAAAAGCAGCAGTAAATCGAAAGAGAAAACTGCCTACCTCTGCTAAAGTATTTTCGCTGGTTGATCTTGATAACAAACGAGCCGTGCTTCAATGGGCTGAACGTATGGCAACCGCTGCGCCAGAAGGCATACAAATTACCGAGAATGGAGAAGAGATATGACTACAGAAAAGCAAATGCCCCTCCCCGGCATGGAGGAGGTACACTACATCAACCGCACTGCAGAGTTCGACGCAGAGCTTGTGAACATCGTTAAGGACAGGGGAGAAGACTACGGGCATCCTCTGGACGATTTTGAAACAGCCAGCAAGATCAGGGACGCACTAAAACGCTGCCCCGATCCTATCGTCCGTCACGCTCTCAGCATGATAGGCGTGAAGATGGCTCGGCTGTGTACCAACCCGGAACACTTGGACAGCATCAAGGACATTGCAGGCTACGCCCGTACCATTGCCATGCTCTTGGATGAGAGAGATAGGAGAGGAGACAATGGCTAGATCAAGTGCTGAACGGCAGCGCGAATACGAGGAGCGGAAAAAGAAAGCTGGCTGGACCCGCCTCGCCGTGTGGGTGTCCCCAAAAGTAGATAGGGACCAGATCAAGAAGTACGTCAGCAAGCTAAATAAAAAAGCGTCTTAATTAAAATAGGGGGTTGTCAGACACTGACAATCCCCTTTATAATCCGACTAGACGCAACAAATGGAGGTCACCATGAACAAGCCAAATAGCAACCGTGTGTGTAGAGAGTGCGGCGAGCCTTTCTTGGGCCGCAAGCGCCATGCAGCCTTTTGCAGCACTGCCTGCCGCAAGACGTGGAACAACCGTCGCGCCACCAGAGGCGCACAGATGTATGATGCCGTCATGGCTATGCGCTATGACCGGGAGAAGGCCAAGGCGCTGGGCATCGACTGGACGTTCGTCTGCCGTATGGCTGAAATGTGGAACAACGAAGATAAGGGCAGCAGCGGCCCCCACGGCAAGTCTTACAAGAACCCGCACGATCTGAAGGAGGAGCTTGGTGCAATCGTCAACGCACGTTGTTGCGGGTACGACAAGACAGGACGCAGATAAAAAGAACCCCCGCCAAGAGCGGGGGTTTTAGTTTCAGGGAGATTTCGGAGGTTCTACGTTTCTCTGCTCGTGATAATCTAAAGCGGAATTAGCCTGCTTCATCCAGAAGCTCACTTCCTTATTAAATACCCGAAGGCTAACATAGTGATCGCTTTGCATACACACCAATCTTCCTTCAGGGATTTTCTTTTCTTTCCAGTATGGCAGGGGACCGATCTCTACTCTTGGGGGGATTACGGGGCTTGGCCTTGGGGGATTTAGGTATGTATATTTTACAGTCGGAGGAGGAGCCTCCACCAGAGAGGCAAATCTCCCGCAAGCTCCTAGCCCAAAGATAAGTGGTAGCACGACCAGCCCTGACAGGTTCTTTTTCCAGCGCCTTTTGTAATGTGGTCGAGGTTGATCTAATCGCATTACTCTGTTTCCTTAGCGTCGCCATCTCTCTGTTGCGATCCTTGAGCTGGTTGTCCATAGCGTGCATCTGTCGCTGGTGTTCCATCTTCATATCGCTGATCTGCTGGATGGCCTTTTGTGTTTCGGCCTGCTGCTGAGCGTACTTCGCTTCCAGCTCCGCTACATCCTGCCACGCTGATTTGAGCAGCGCCCCAGAAGCTGCGAGAGCGGCTAACGCGATTACCAGCAATATTCCAAGGATAACTGTTGGCGAAGGCATCCATTATTTTCCCTTAATATTCATGGCCACGGCCCCACCCATATACACAGCCACGGGTGCGCCTAAGAAAGTCAACAGCGCAAGGATAACGGCACTGGTTTTGTCTACCCGGTCACTTACTTCAGGAATAAACATAGCGCAGAAAATAACAATGACAGACAATGCCAGACCCGCGACAAGACTAAGCCACGCCATACGACGGCGGTTCGTCATTTTGACTTCAGATACTGGTGCTTGCTCAGCCATCGTCCATGTCCTCGTCTATGTATTCAATCTGTAAGTCTTCGTCTCTAGCCGCCTCGACTATAGCTTGATACAGGTCTGAATAAGCAGCACGAGAATTACCGATAGTAAAAGTATCTTCGTTGCGAGTGTGGCCCACAAGAAGACAGCCAGATGTATGGTCGTCAGTGTTGCCAGTGTGGATATAAATCCACTCAAACCCCGGAACATTTTGTACATGCAGCATCCCTTCATGGAAGTCGTACCGCTCGGCGTATTTCTTCGTCATGCCCCCTTCGTCGCGCAGCTTGATGTCGTAGGTTCCTGCAGGGATGCGGGTCTCATGCATCACCTTCTCCTCTTGGGGCTGATCCTCCAACCCGTAGCAGAACTCCTCGTCATCAAGGTAAACCCGTGACAGGGTTGCCTCCTCGTTGTGGGCATAACGTCGAACGGTAATCTTCATTATTAAGTTTCCTTCTTAATCGGATTACTAAAATCAATAGTGGTGCAAACTGCCGCCCACTGCCGATAGGCTCCTAGCCTCTGATGATAGTCGTAATGCCGTTCTGTCATGTCCTTTGAGGGACAGCTATCCACGGGCATCCCAGTAATGTCATACGAGCCATCATTCATTATGATAAAAACAACAAAAAATAAAACCTTCATTTCTTTTCTCTTACGGCTTGCCGCCAACGCCACGCCAAAAAACATAAAGACGCAAGCAACAATAAAATGGACAAGCTGGTTTCAACCAACCCCAGCCATGAGGCGGCAACAGCCACGCCGCCCGGTGCTACAGTTGCAAGGTCTTTCGTTTCCATTACTTGCTCTCCACTGGGGGATGTGAACCATTATGTGCGTGAGACAGTTGATCCAGTTGCTTACCTAAATATTTAACGTCTTTCTGAAGACCCTCTAGTTCTCTGTGAAGCATCTTTAATTCAGTGGGAGAGTTGATACCCTTTAACGTTAAAACCTGATTTGCGATCTTACCCCGTTCCTGTTCCGCTTTATCAATTCTACTGTCGAATTTTTCACGGGTGTCCTCATAATTTTTAATGTGTTCAGCAAAGTCTTCCTTGAGGCGTTGCACAGTAGCCCGGACTACTGCATATCCAGAAATGGCAGTCCCGGCCAATATGGCAAGCTGGAGAGCGTGAGATGCAGTGAGTTCCATAATCAATCCATAATCAGTTTTACAGGGTATTGTTTACCATCAATCGTCTTCAGCAGCAATTTTCCTTTGCGGCAAATCCACCGCTCCTTCCCTCTTGGAGGATCGCTACGTTCAATGACCCGCTTGGCCTTCAGGCAATCGCTCAGGCTGTCCCTCGGAGTAAACTCTAGAAGCGCTCCCGCCGTCGTATACAGGTGAAGGACGAACCCGACAAAAGTCTCCATCTCATTTCCCCGTTATCTGCAAATGCCTCTGGGCATCTTTCAATTTCTCAACCGCCGCTCTCACTTCCAGCATATCCTCTTGAAGGCGGGTAATGTTTACCTTGTTGTTAGAATTTTGATCTGCACGTCGAGCCACGGTTTTAGCGAAAGCCTCTTGCTCCTTCGCCAAATGCTCTATCAACATAAAACTTTCTTTCGTACTAGGAGACTGAGGACGCTCAATCCGAAACTTTGTGTTCTTCTCAATTTGTTTGGTTAACGAAGTGACATGATTTTTCATATCTCGTTCCATCAACGCAGCTTTCACGGATAACGTATTTATGGATTCCTGTATTAAAAAATAGCTGTATGTAAATACTGCCACTAACGCAATTAAGCTCACAACGGTCTTCATAGGCATCTGGACGTTTGTGCTGTCGGATATCTTTGTCGTCATACCATCACCTAATCTTCGGAGCTGTGGATGCCCACCAGAGGAACCATGCGATTGCTGCGGTAACTACGACAAGGATGACCACCTTACCCCCCTCAACAAGTATCTTGTGCCATAAAGCCCGGTCATGCTCCCGCTTTGCTTCCAGCTCTTTCTTCTTTTTGGCGTCGGCTTCTTCCTTCTCTTTAACCCGCCGATCCCTTTCGTCCAGTATCGACTGCCAGACCCCTTCGCCAAATTTAGCATCTACCTCAGCGGAAAGGGCCGCGATAGCCGCCTTCTGTTTTTCAGCTTCTAGGATGTCATCTGCGACGGCGGCAAGAGAGGTTTCGTCGGAGGTGTCTTCGCCTGTCCGTATATTTAAGACCTGCTTCTGCCGAGTGAGGGGCTTCTCTTTCTTCTTCTTCTCATGCTCCTCTTGAGCATGGAACATAGCATCGAGACTATGCGTAATCTCATGCAGCCCCTTCGCACTCTTAACTAACGTCCGGGCAGTAGATATGGTCAGCGCTAGAGTTGCCGGGTCCACTCATAATCTCCTCTATGGCTTGGTCGGCCAAGGATCACTTTAGCTCCTATTTCCTACTCCTTGGGATTATCTGTTTTAACCTTGTTAATAGCAGCGTACCAAGTACCTGTCTTGTCCCCTTTACCAGCAGTCATATCGTGAAAAAGTAAATCAAATTGCTCTGCTAATTCGGGGTAAGCTACCCGTCGATCACCTCGTACTTTAGGCAAAGTTGATGCTTCCAAAGCGTTGATGGTATCCATGCTTGGTTTTTCACCTAGTTTGTCGGTATCCCAACTTTCAATGCGGTGAACCCCATTTTCAAAAACTAACCGAAAGTCATCTTCAACATTCCGAATATCAATACTCTTACTTTCGAGGTATGTTGTTAGTTTTTCATAACTCATCAGACAATCCTCCAACCAAAGAATTGACACTTATTCATATTTCTTGCTCCACCAGAGTTTTGATAAACTTGCACAACCATATAGTCATTTGTACTCATGGCAAACGCTCTCATGCCCGACATTGATGCTTCATGGATTGTCGTTTTTACAACCGGAGCCTGATATTGTGAAACATCTGAACTATTGTAATGATGGATCGACAATCGTTGATCTGTACCAGTACCACTACTCTCAATGTACGGAAAGGTTGCGTAGAACATATATTTACCATCAGACGGTGCAGTAAATTTATTGCTGGCAAAATGGCCACCTTGATCTAAGACTTCCGTATCAAAAGTTGCCGTTGTCCAAGACGCATTTGCTATTGATTGGTCGCCTGAGTTAGTTGCTATAAAAAGTTTTTCAATTGCACCACCACCAGCTAGGTCGAGAACACCTTGTACAGTATCCTTTTTGGTGACATTCGATCCTCCAACATCGGAGAAAGAAATTATATCACTGGCAGTAATTGTGTGGTCTGACAGATGCGACTGCTCATCGACTACCTGTGAACCAAACATGCGTCTGTCTAATGTTGTTTGTGCCATTACAATTTACTCCGTTCTGTAGCAATCTCTGCTTCTTTATTTTTGAGCCAATCACTGTCAGTACCGAGTATTGCTTCACGAATACGACGAGGTGTTACTTCAGCTTCAAGGGAATATATTTTAGCCAATGTCTCAGCTTTGGCCTGTGTAGTGTTTGCCGCACTGGTATCAAACGTCACGGTCTTTGCACTTTCATTTACAACCCAAAATTCAGTGTCACCGTCAACAGCATCAGTTACGAAACCTCCATACGTTGCAACGTGACCGTCTGCATCGGATTTATTGGCAAACTCCATATACTTTTCGACTTTGTTGTTTGAAGATTTAACGATTGCTACATAAGCCATTTTACCATCACCCACATAAGATGTTCATTGAGCCGCTGGACAAAGTTCCAGTAGATGTCACGAATTTTACTTGAGTTAATTCTCCACTCAGGGCTTTCTTGCCGCCGCCTAATTGAGCATCAGAACCGCCATCTCGTAATGTGTGATCAGACACCCAAAGGTTCGTTGAAGAATTTAAAAGGTAGCACTTAAATGTTCCTTCCAGCGTATCACTCGTATCTTGAGCATGGATAATCATACTGTCAGTTGCAGTTGCTGCGTTATTATCTGAAGTGCGGAGTCCCGTACTAACATAGCCGCTGGTTTCAATTCCACCTGAATCGCCTAATTGGATTTTTATCGTGCAACCGCTGGACGTAACCACTTGTGAAAAATGAATAATAAAATAGGTAATTCCTGACTTAATTCCTGAGTTGGAACTATTCCATGTATGATTAGCCGTAGAACTTAATGTCAGCGGTGTTCCTAAAGTTGGGCCAGTGCTGATTGTTGCCCACTCAGGGGCAGTTGCACCACTGTTAATTCTTAATTGTTGTAAAGCCGTGCCTTTAGCTAATCTAACATAGTCCGTGCCGTTGTGATAAAGAACGTCACCAGCAGCATCAGACCCCATTGCGATCTTCGCACCCGTCACATTATTATCTGCGATCTTAGCTGTAGTCACTTGATTGTCAGCAATCTTAGCCGTGACAATGCTGTTATCTTCTATGACAGGGGCATTGCCAGCATCGTGGATAATCAGACTAAAGACCTCTACACCTGATGTAACACTGGATGTTGTTGTGATAGCTGTGCCTGAGACTGTGTAATCCGTAGAAGGCTTCTGGATTATCCCCCCGATACTTAGTAGCACTGAATTGGTTGAGGCTGATTTATCTAACGTGAAACTTGTACCACCACCTGTACCGTGGTTTTTAAAGGTTACGCCAGAGTTACCAGCAAAGTTTAAAAAGTTACTCATGTTATGCCCACCTTAATACCACGCCTGACACGCGGATTTCTTTTGTGTTGTGCGTAGTGACCTTGTATTTCATGCTGGTGCCACTAGGCTGTCCACTGATATCAACTGAGCCTTCATAATTTATAAAGTTGGAATTTGTCGCACCGGCAGCAAGCGTTACCTCGCTGTAATTGCTTCCCGAATCACGCGAGATGAAAGCCTTCAAGTCTGTATTTAATGTGATGGCACTGACGGGATCGGCTTGGACAGTGATGTAGCCTGTCGAGGGTGCAGACGATGCGGTCAAAGCATTGCTTATTAACGTCATATTTGAAGGTGCCGAGGATTCAAACATATCAAGTTCAATGATGTGTAGTCCAGCACCGCCAGATGCCGTGTTCTTACTTTTCACCGTGATTTTATAATAGCGATATGCGGTACTATTTGACCAAGTGTAGTTTGCGGTCGTGTTAGCCGAGCTACCACCACTTTCATCTATTAGAGTTGTGTAATCACTGTCGTTATTTGAGCCTTCGACTTTGATTCCAAGTAGATAATTCGTAATATCGCTATGGTTCTGCCAGTGAATAGACATTTTGGTTGCGGTCTTTGTGACCCCGGAACCAAGATCAAGTTTTAGCCAGCGTGACCCGGCTGGCAGAGGAACTGGAACACTAGCTTGAGTGCCTGTGTTATTATCGGCAAGATTGTTAATGTTAGCTACATCATTTCCACCGCCTGTCTCACCTGTCCATGTCATACCGCTAGTAATAAAGGTACTTTCATATCCTCCACTGGGATTGTGATAATAGTCGGAACTAGCATCATAGGTTGCGTTGGTTTTTGTAGCTAGAGTGTCACTGTCAAACGGGTCAGCCCCACCATTAGGAAAGTTTAACGCCGCGCCTTTTACATCACTTACCTCAAGAGCTAATGCTCGAATGTCTTTGTCGGATGGCAAGCCTGTCGTTTTTTCAGATGTTACTGCTGCATTAGCAATGTGGGCAGTATCAATAGAACCGTCTGCATAGTGTTGACTATCTATCGCATCATTAGAGATTTGAGATGCGCTTACGTTTGTTATGTTTCCCGTTAAAAAACCTGACATATTATACGTCCTGCTCCAGATAACTAATCGTTGCCATAAGTTTTGAACTGGCATCGGCCTTCATACGAAGTACATCTGACGCATTTAGCACCAGCTTGCCACCTTGTAATAAACTCAAGGTATCGTTGACCGGGATGCTAATGTCCTTGACGAGTGTGCTGTCTGAACTAACCCCTGCCGCGCTGTCTATCATACACTCAAACGTGGCAGCATCTGTCGCATGGATATTTGCAATCTGTAAGCCGATAATCGTGTAGGCTTTACTTGCGGAACCGATAAATGCCCTGTTTGCATTGTCGGTAATAGCCGAGTGAACTACTGCGTATCCCACACTTTTTAATAAATCTGCCATTTTCTCTCTCCTAACCTAGTGCCAGTGCCAGACCAATTCCAACGGGGCCAGTTGCGCCTGTCGGCCCTTGCGGCCCGGCAGACCCTGTCTCGCCCTTGTCGCCTGTCCTGACAAACTGAAGGCGGCATTTGGTTCCGTTAGTAAATGTTCCGTTGCTATCAACGTGCGTGAGGCCAACCTGTAGCCAAGACGTGCTGTCCGTCACAGCCCCTACGGTATAGATCGCAAAAGTTGACGGAGTACCCTCCTGCACAATAACAATGTGACCGTTAAGGGTGGACGAGCTGTCGTCCATTGTAATGATGTAATCAGAGATGTCTGGGTTGCCACTATCTGCTGTGGCGTTTGAAAGAGCAGCAGCCGTTGCGCTGCCTGATGCTCCATTGTTCAGCCTGAACTCCCCGGTTCCGGGGTTAGCCATGCTTGTCCCGTTGTCGAACGTGTAAGGAAAAGCAACCGCGCTTGCCGCTGCCGCTGCTGACGCAGCACTGGCGGCGGCTGCTGTTTCAGAGGCCGCTGCTGCAGTAGCCGAAGCGGAAGGCTCATTGACTAACTCAAACCCATTGTTAGAGGAATTGATTGCAATGACTTTACTGGCTACGGGAGCGGGGACAGAAGTGTTAAAGCTGGAGAGATCAGCGCTGACTGCAAACTTCACAGAACGATCAAGCTCGCCTTGCTGGTCTTGGTCGATCTGGGTGAGCTTGTCGTAACCTGTCTCTAAAGTTTCAGGCTGAACGCCGCCTCGGTTCTGCAAATCCGTAGTCTGTGTTAAGGGGACAGCTCTGGTAATCGTAACCGTCGTCCCACTGGGAGCGTGCGTACTGGCGGAAGTAAAGACAATGTTACCGCCGCTTGCCGTGCCTACCCCGGTCACCGAGTAGTGACTGGTCAGGGACTTCACAACCTCCACGCCAGTAGAGGTCGTCTTTACGGTGACAACAAGGTGTGCCTGATCCAGCACGAGGAAGTCATACGCGAAGGTCGTAGTGCTTCCGTTTCCGTCGTAGGGTCCAGTGCGTGCGTCTGTCGAAGCCACAGTCATGGGGCCGCTCCTTCCTTCCGTCTAGTCGTATACATTATAATCTTCATAAAATCTAGTCCCCTAGTAGGCATCTTCTCTTAACTCTAGCTGTTTCTTAGTGCGTCCTCGAATTAGGTCGCCCCATTCAAAGTCATCTTCATCATCCCATAATGCACCCAGCCCCTTTAAAGTCCTGTTGGCTTGTATAGCGGGTAATCCTGTTAGCGTACCTCCTAAAAGAATGTACGGGCGCAGCGCCTTCATAGTATCCTCCCAGCTCTCTTCCATCTCTAAGTCCAAATCCATATCATCAAACCACCCTTCCACCATCTCAATTCCATCCTCTCCTATCTGGATAATAGACGTTGCAACCTGAGCGAGGGGGCTTCCGCTATATCCGTAATCTGT